ATCATAATACAGATTATCACTTTGCCCCAATCTACATTCATAACCTACATTTTCAAGATAATATTTTACTTTTTCCGCAACGTTGGCTGCAACATCACATTCCCTTAAACCTGAAATTGGATTAACTGCACCGCTATCATATTTTTTATCATGCCCTGCGTTCAAATATATTCTATACATTCTCTTTCCTCCTGAAAAAAAGTATGGTCAAGAAATTCGACCATACTTTTTATTTAATAACACTCCTGCTCAAAAAACCAAGTAAACCTGATACTAAACTTTGCGCTAAATCTAGCTGACCAATTGAAATACAAACTAACAACGCTATACATAACGAAACAGCCACAAAACCATTAATAGAAATTCTTTTAATCATTTCTTTCATTTTATAGCACCTTCTAGCCTGTTTATTTTTTCTTCTGCTAAAGATAACCGAATTTCAAAACGGTTTCTTATTTCATTTTCTCTTAAAATATCTTTACGAATTTCATCAATCATTGCTTTTAAATCTTTGATAGTTTCAGATAATGGCACAATGATTAATTTATAGAAGAATGTAAATACTGTTATAAACAAACCAATACATGTACCTATCGTTATTAAATCCATAATATCACCACACATTTATTAAATTCTATTTCTATTTTCAGGCTTAGCAAATGCTTTAACACGATTCATGTAATTAAATCTTAAATTATTTGCATTATTGCCTAATAATGTTTTTATGCCATTAATAATTCTATACAAACCGCCTTTTAAATATGCACTCCGATATGCTAACAAATAACCTTCATTTAATGCTACTAAACAAACATGCGGTATTAGATGAAACATGTTTCCTTCAACATAATAGCCCGGTGGTTCATTAGAATGTTCTTCAATGATAACGCCATCACTATATATTTTCTTTACGTCCCATCCTTTACCTTTTGCATAATCTGAAATACTACTCGTTGGCAACAATTCAATCAAATATGCTTTCTTGCAACAATCCAATTTATTTAAAACAACATTATTTCCTTGACGAATATCATATAGATTAAAAACATCAGTTTTAGCTTTATATCCTGAATTTAAAGCAATATCAAATTTTGGATTTTCATTAATATCAATAGCATCTATTGTATATTCTTGCATTTCAAAAGAACGAACAGGAATTTCAATATCAAAAGATTGATACCAAAGCATAGAACCCCCAACAGGTGTAAGTTCTTCAAAAGATGAATCTTCTTTACCTAAATAATTATATATACGCGAATATGAGCCTTTCGCGTCTGTCGGTATATCATAAGTTTCTTCGATTTTTTCCCATCTAAACGTTTGTTTTGTTATATATGTTTCCTTACTTTCATCTGTTTGTATTCTACGTTGTAATATTGTAAATTTCCCTTTACTGTCAATTTTTGCTGTAATTCTTACATTATATAAATTTAAATTAACATCAGGTATTTTCGTTATTCCTGTTTTTACCACAGGTGTTTTAGTAGTTGTTTGTAAATATTTATATATATAATTATCTCCCATAAATACGGATTTATCTATTAAAGAACAGCTTACATCATCATTGCTTTTTTCTGTATACTCAAATGTATATTCTTCAATTGGTGGCGGTACTGTAATTTGACCATTTGCACAATATACGATTATAGCTTCCCAATTTTGATTATTGTCTATAAATCGAAAATCAAGAAGTTGTGCTGTTAAAAAGTTTAAAAATCCTTCTTTGCAATTACATTTATTTGCTATATCTTTTGTAATGTTTTCACAATAATTAAATGGATTTAAATAGCCTGTTGAAGAATAGCCAATACTTACACTATCAATTACAATATTAGTCCTTATAAAATCATCACTACTTAGATACGGCTGACCACTTGTTATTTTTCCGCTACCGTCAAAACTGACGTTTGATGTTGAAAAATGCGTTTTTGAAAATGTAGCTGCATAATATTGATTTTTTTCATATGAATTTTGTCCTAAGTTATTTTCAGCATCAATAACATGTAATCTTGTCTGAAAATCGTTTGGTAAACCAAAAATTTTATCATCATTGTTAATCAAATACTTATTAGATACATCTAACTTTAATGCTTTTGCTTTATATTTACCTGATTTTGTAATATAGCCGTCTATTCCACCTGCTAAAACAGGATAACCACCGCCTGCATAAAACGGTTTGATTGTTGGACGGGCAGGGCGGTGTCCATAAGCAACACGCCCATCTGTCCAAATTGCATCACCTGCCTTTAACGGCATAGTTCCAATTAACTGCAAACAGCGTCCTGATTCATCTGTAATAAAACCATTGCTGACAGAACGCACTCTTGTTTGTTGCATAAATAAATTATTATTCTTAAACACCAACAACCACCGCCGTCCTATTATCATCAGCAACTATACACCAAACAGAATCACCATCTTCAAAATACATATCAACCGCTGCTGTGAACGGTAAAACTTTATTTCCAATTGTAACTGTTCCACCTCTAACCGTTCCGCGTTTAGCTTTCATATTTTGAGTTTGTAAATAAATAGTATTTGCAACCATATTTGAAACTGCATTTTTCATACTGCTTATACTCATTTAAAACCACCTCACAAACTCTAGCGATTGTTTATTAACGATTTTTTCTGTTTTAACTGCTGTATTTGAACGCAAATAATATGTATTGCCATTAAATAAAATTCTGTCGTTAAAATCAATAACATGTTCATAATTATAAATATCTAGTGTAATACTTTCTTCTGTTTTTCTGTCTAACCACTTAATTGCATTTGTTAATTGCTCTAGTTTTGAATCACCTTCAACAGGAAAACTTGTATCAATCAAAGCAACACCATGCAAAGTTTTATTCAATTGTCCCTGTTCATATTCTTCTTTAATATGCTTTACGCCACTAATCCAAAATAAATTACCTTGACTATCTCGCATAAATGTTCCGTCACTATAACCTGAATAACCTTTGTTGTACGGTGTGATTCTGTCATCATTATTTGATGATGTTACAACGCCACCCAAAACACCTGAATCGTCCACAGAATATACATGACTTTGAGTATCACGAACTGGGTCATGAATTGTTGTTACTTTGTCTACTTCTAAACCATTACGATATGTTACAGCAGTTTCTTTTGACAAAAATTTCTTTCCGTTCTCTTGAACTGTGTAATCATAGTATGTTGTTACTGTTTCATCACCATGTGTGACCGTTGTACTACTAACTAAACCATCATCATTGAATTCTTTTTCATTTCCACCTTCATCAAGGTTAATTGGTGTCATATCCTGCAATTCATCAAAATATCTTGCACCTTTAAATGTTGTGACTTCTGTTTTACTCCATGCGTCACTTCCCCAAGTCATACGGATTAATTTCCTTCGTGTTGTATGCAATGTTAAATCTAATTCATTTAAATTAATAACATTATCTTCATGCCCACGTTGTACAGCATATATTTTATTATCTCTCATATAGCAGTTAATCATTAAATTCGGTATTCTTGAAGTCCACCCAAACAACTCTTGAATCAAGCTTGAATAATTCGTTCCTGATTTTACTTCTGTTGATAATGTAGAAATCCAATCATTAAATTTAATTACTGCTTGTTTTCCTAAAGCTGAAGCAATACTGTTAAAATGAGTGCTTGCCGCTGCTGATGGTTCAGGTTTAATTTTGTATTCAGGATATTTAGCACGTTGTTGATTTAGTTCGTTTAAATATTCACCTGTCCATTCATATTCAGTTTCAGGGATAGTATACGCAAGTTGTTTATATAAGATTTCGTCAATATCACAAGTACATTTGCATGTTTGTAAAACGCCTTTCTTTATCGTTTCTTCTACTCTGCCATTTACAACATAATCAAGATAATTTAAATCAACACCGTTCATTATATTCAAATCACCAACGCACACAAAAGAAACATCATCAGTTAATTGCTGTTCGTTAATATTTATCGTAATGCTTTGTAAGAAAGAATTTTCATCATCTACATTTACAACATGCGGTATTTTACGCAAAGTATCACAATAAAAATCTACATCACGAAAAAGATTTCTTTCTGTATCAAATGTACGATTGACATTTTTTACAATTACACGTTTTGTATCAAATCGAATATACCTTTTAATACATACAACACGTTCAACATCAAAACTAGCTGTTATTTCACTTTCAATTAATCGTTCTGTATCACATAACAAATTAATTTCAGCAGTAATATTTCTTTCAATGTCTGTATCAACATTTACTGTAATATCAATTCGTCTTGCAGTATCAAAAACTAAATCAACATCATGTGAGTTTTCAAGAATAATTCTTTCTGTATCAAAATTATAAACATTGGGGGCTTTATAAACAGTTCGCTCTACATCACTAATTACAGTTATATCATTTAAAATACTTCTTTGCGTATCAAAATCAGCATCAGTATTTATTGTTACTTTAGCATTATCATTAAACCATAAAGGATTATTTGAAATAACAATATTTGAAAAGAATGTTCCTGCACCGTCTGATTGTAAATACAAATTAGAAAAAGCTGTTCCGTTGTTAACTTCACCTACATATTCACCAATAAAACCGCCATCACTTGTATATACATCAATTACACCATCAGTTGTATCAGCTTTCATGTGTAGAATTATTGTTTGCAGTTGATTAATTTTAGCTAGATTTGTTAATTGTTTTACATTCGTACTACGATTAAAAAATGAAATATCACCATTTGTTTGTGCTGTAATACCCGTTGTTTTATTATTTGCAACATCTGTTGAAATATCATAACAACGCCAACGCTTTGAGCCGTTAAAATATACATCAAACTTAATCCATATTTCATTTGAAGTTGGCACATCAAAAAGTTTTATTCCTGTTTTTGTTTGATAAAATGCTTTTGTTGTCTTTGATTTATCTGCTGTTAAATCTGTTAATTGTACTGCTGTACTTGCATTAATCAAGCTATCAGTTACACCGACATTTTCATAAGTCCATTTTGACGAATCACAAACTTTTCTTATTACATCAGCAGAAAAGCCATAAGTTAAAGTTTCATAATCTGATGATGTCGGCGGTGTAAAATTAGCGTCCCATAACTTTACACCGTTATAGATTCTAAATTCATCTATTGAACCTTTAAAGTATCGGCTACTTGTATCACTAAACTTACCGATAAATACATTATACGTTTTTCTGTTATACCCTTTAATTTGCCATCCTGTATTTGTTGCTTTTACTCCATTAATATACAAACGAATTTCGGGCACATAGTCAACACCTCTATCATCTTGATGATAAGTTAAAGCAATATGCAATTTATTCCCAATAACATTATTATTAGCATAGTATGAATAACCGCTATCTTTTTTTGAGTCACTATATTCGTTCGCCCAAATTTCAATATTGTTTGTATCTGTTTTTCGTCTAACATTTAAAACACCTGCACCTGTTTCAGGATTTACGATAGAAACAATTTGACCATTGTTATCAGTATCAGCGTCCATTGTCATCCAAAAATCAATAGTAAAATCTTTTCCAAAAAGTTCAATGTTAGATAGTTTTAAATACGAACTTCCATCTAATTGCAAAGCAGTATTATTTTCAGCATTAGCATTTGATATTGTAGCATTTCCAAATGCTTCCCAGTGATTATCAGCAACAAAATCTTTTGTTGTCGATTCATCAAAGTTCAACCACGCTTTCAAGTTGCTGATATTCATTTAATCACCCCTATTTTACGATGCAGTTGTAATTGTTGCTGTAACTTGTAATTTTACATTGCGGTCAACTCTAGGAAGTTCTGTTTCCACGCTTGAAGCTTGTGCGTAAAAAATTACATTTTCATTTCCAATTGGTTCAGTAATAGTAATCATATTTGTATATTCACCGTTTTCAGTCAAGCACAATTTCCACCTATCTAAAGTATCATCTGAATCATGAATAATTGTATTTCCATTCGTTACATATCCTGCTTCAGTTCTGATAGCACATTTAATTTTTTTACTTTCGTTATTTGTTGCATTTAACGAAACAGTTAAAGGGCTTGTAAATGTGCCATCTGTTGAAATTGCTGTACCGTCTGTACCTCCCGCCGTTGGGTTATTTGTGTATAAATTAATATAAGCGTTTGCCATTTTTTAAATCCTCCATATTTCAAAATCTACTAAAACATAGTTTGGAAAACGTACCTGATATTTAAAAGATTTCAAAACAAGTCGTACATTTTCCCACATTTCGCCTGATTCATCTGTAAAATTTACTTTCCGTCTTTGTTCCCATAATCGAACAATCTTGTTAAAATTTACCTTTGAAAACACCGCTGATATTGTAAAATAATCACCTGATGCAATATGTCCATAATCCTGTACAGTATTCCCATTTATCAACTGTATCTTTTCTATTCTATCATCAAAAGTAACTGAAAAACTTTCAGGTGTTTTAATACTTTCAATTTCATTAATTTTTATACTCATACTAAAACACCCCTTTTAATATCCATATCCTGTATTAATTCTATTTGTTGCATCTCGTACTGCTTCAGTAACAGCATTTGAAACATTATTACTAATATCATCTGTTAATTCTTTCTTCATCTGATTATCAAATACATATGCACCGCCAAGATTAACATTAATGTTTGGACTAACATTAATTTGCTGGGGCTGCTCTTGCTGTTGCTGTTGAACTACATCAAGAATACTTGCTAAACTTGAATTAATAGAAGGAACTTCATTATTTATCTGACTTAGATAATCCGTTATTTGTGCATTATTTTCATTTAATACGCTTGTTATCTCTGTTGTATCAAAACCGGTTGAACCATCATTAAGTAATGATAACCCCCAATTATTTGCTTGTTTCAAAGCTTGTTGAAAACCTTGAACCTCCGCAAGATTAGTTGATTCGTAGGGGCTTACTCCTGCTTCTTTCATCATAAATGCCTGTAATGCTTTTACTGCGTTCTGCTGTCTATTTTCGTTTGACTGTGTGAAATCGTAAAAATAACCGCCACCATCTATTTGTCCGTTCATAGCTTTTCTGTACACATCTAAATATTTTTTCTGTGATGTGAACATATTTTTTATGTTATCATTTACAAGATTTTTCTTTTGCTGTTCTGCCCATTGTGTAGCTTTTACTTCGTCCAAACCTTTTTTAATCCACGCTTGCTTCTCACGTTCAATTCTAGCAAGTTGATTATCATATTCTGATTTCCAAATTGAATCAATTTGTTCAGCAACTTGTTTATCCCAGTCAGCAGTAATTTGTGATTTCCTTTGTGAAATCCAAGAGTTTAATTTATCATCACTTAACGAACTTCCTGCCGTTTGTTTATATTTCTTAGCTTGTGCATCTACTTCATCAAGTGCGTTTTGTAAGTCAGATTTAAAAGCTTGTGAAATTGGTTTAAATACTGAATCATTCATTGAATCAGTAATATTTTTCATTTTAGCATTATAATATTCTGCTATTGTTTCATCACTAACGCCTTTATCTTTAGCATCTTTTATTTTCTCCTGCAAAGAATTTATCTGCTTGTCGTAATCTGATGTTGTTAATTCTAAGATTTCATCTTTTAATGCTTTTGTTGCTTCTTCTCTAAGTTTTAATGTTTCAGCGTTTTCTTTTTGTGCTTGTGAATTTTTATTAGTAGAATCTGTATTATCATTTTGTGATTTTGTAAATTCTTCTAATGCTTTTTTCTCTTGTTCCTGCAATTCAAGTTTTTGTTTTGCATAATCCCAAGTTTTAAACGGTGTAACTGCCTTACCTATTTGTGTATACGCATCCGCTGCGATTTCTTGACCGACTAACGCGCCTACTCCTGCACCAACACCACCTGATAAAACACCGCCACCAATACCGCCGATTATTAAACCTGCTGTCTTTGCGTATGCTCTACCTCTTTCTATCTGCTGGTTCTGTCGTGCTTCCTCTAAAATCTTTTCATCTGCTCTTAGTGATTTAGCTATATCTGAATCAGTTACCGCATTTGCAAGCTTTCCAACCGCTTCTGTTGCTGTCAATGCCGCTGAACCTACCGTTCCTAGAACATCAGCCCATCCTTTAATAGCATCCTTTATTCCGTCTTTATTATTTTTAATGACATCTATTAATTCACCTGTTGCATCTGTTAAGTCAGGTAATATTTCATCTGCGATTGGCAACAAACTAGCACCTAAAGCACCTTTTAACTGCCCTATTTGCATTTGTAACTGTTGATATTGCATATACGCATCATGTGCCTGTTTTGGGTCAAGTAGTCCTGTCGATTTTGTATTCTTTGCCATCTTCAACTTTTCGCTAAATTGATTAAGGACAGGAATTAACTGTTGACCTTTTGCACCTAACACGTCCATTGAAAATGCTTCTTCATCACCTGCTTGTCTTGCATTTTCAAAACCTATTGCTAGTTGCTGAAGTTGTTCTGTTGTAGATAATAATTTGCCGTTTGAATCTGTTAATGTAATACCGTAATTAGCAAGTTTCTGCCTAAATTCTTCACCACTTTTACCTGTATTTTTATAACTTTTATCTAATCTTGTTAAGAATGAAGGTAAAGAATTAGCGTCAACGCCTGACAATGAAAAAACTTTATTTAATGCACTTGCTTCTGCTGTTGTAGTTCTTAATCTTGTTGTAAGTTGATACAGCGTTTCGCCTGATTTCATTGCACCCTCAGTCAAGTTAAACAAACCTGCACCTGTTCCAACAACCGCAAGAACTCCTGCAAATTTCGCATTAAATGCAGAAATACCGCCTGTAAGATTTGTTACAGAACTTGCAGCACCTTTAGCACCTGATGAAACTTTTTGGAAAGCAGTTTGTGCTTTAGGTGAAACTTTATCAATTTCAGCATTGACTAATTTTAATTCATTTTGTAACTTTGAAACATCTTTTTGTCGATATAAATTAATAGTTTCAGCTTTTCTTGTAATTGCTGAATCTTTGCCGTATTTATCAGTATTTAATGATAATACTTGTTGTGAGATATTTTGTTTTTGATTAGCAATCTTTAATTGTTCTTCTAATGCCTTAGCTTTAACTTTTAATTTATCTAATTCTGTTCCTGTTAGTTCAAGTTTCGATAAATCAACATCAGCTTTTAATTTAATATTTTTTGCATCAGCATTTAATTTTGCTATATGCTGACTAATAGTTTTGTCTGTTTGTTCGAAACCAACTTTTAAATCATCAGCATTTAAACCGATTGAAACATAAAGTTTTTCTATTGTATTTCCCTTTTCTGCCATCATCTCACCCCTTTACATTATTTCATCTATATAAACAGTTTCTTCTTGTTTCTGCTTTTTGCTCATTACATTTAATTCATCAATAATAACTGAAACATATTCATTATCTATATCAGACGGTAAACAACTGTAATTTTCTTGTAACTTTATGTAAAAATCTAATAAGCTTTCATACGGGGTTAAATGTATTTTATTTAACCCTTGCTTGCGTTTTTTTCGTCACCGTCTAATCTTTCAAAAGTCAATGCTTGCATAAAACTATTACAATCTTTCAGCAAAGGAATAACATCATTAACATTAACATATTCATCAATAGTTTTTTCTGTTACTTTATCATTATCAAATACAATACAAATAATTTTAATCGCTTTATCCATCAAATCAGCAATACTTTCAGATTCATTTTCTGATGTTACTTTTAAATATTCACGCCATACTTTCATTTTGATGTTTGTATTTGCCTTAATAACTTTACCGTCAATTTTAATTTCAGGAATTTTCATTTCATATACCTCAATACTAAAATAAAGGGGAAGAAAATTTATTTCCTCCCCTCCACTCATTAACCGTTATTTTCGTTTGTTACACTAAAATCTGTAAACCATACATCATTAGTATTTGTAAATCCTTCTTCTTCGTCCGCACATTCATATGCTTTTCCATCATAAGAACGGTAAACTGCCTTTGCTTCAAGTGTAGATGTTTGATATTCTACCTTGTCACCTTTCGTTTTTGGGCTTTCTTTTGGTTCGCTGAATTTTACTTTTAAGAAACGGCTATAACGTTTAGTACCGTTTGATTTCAAAGATTCAAACGCCATTACAACGAATGGTGCTACATCATCTTTTCCAACAACCATTTTACCGTCCTTGAAATCGTGACCTAAAAGAAAAGCTTTGTACTCCAAGGGCAGCCCTGCCATTTCAATAGATAGTTTATATTCAGATACAGAATTAACTGCATCAACTGCACCGTTATCAGCATACAAACTTGCTTCATCATTTTGTGGTTCAATGTCTACGCTGATAATCTCAGGCATATGTACTGCTGTTTCATAAGATACACCTGTTGCATCATCTTTAATTAATTTTGCAACATGCAAATTAGATAAACCAATCGCATGGCTTAATGCTTTTCCGCTTGTAATTGCCATATTTTTAAACCTCCGTTACATCTGTTACTATTGTATAATCACAAACTTTAATATATAAATCATCATCTATTAATTCTGTTGTTTGTCTACGATTATAACCCAAATCATTCATTATATTATTTAATTTTCTATATATATTTGTATATGCACCGTTTTCAGTTACAATGTGAATCCTTAAAGTAATTCTATGTAAAGTTTCTTTATTATCACTTACGGATTCAGGCACATCAGAAATAATACTTAAAATCAAAATCGGATAAGTTCCTGCATCTTTACTTTTAAGATGATAAATAGATTTCTTACCTTCTGCCAATAAATTGCATAATTCGTTGTTGTTTTTTAATGCTTGTATCGTTGTATTAAAATCCATTTTATCACCCCATCTTAACTTTTAATTTCACACGCTTCAGAAATTGCACTACCTATTGAATCAATTATATTCTTTCTGTTTACGTCCATAGCAGGATAAATAAACGGTTGACCGCCTGGGCGGTATTCTACAACCTTCCCATAATATTCTTTTTTACCTGTATCACTTTTCGCATCAGCTACGATTTTATAACTCATGCCGTCCTTTTTCTTTTCAGCATGAATGCTATCTTTTAATTTTCCTGTACGTACAGGGCAACGACTTTTCGCATCAGCAACAATTTTTTCAGCACCGTTTTCAAGTGCTTTCTTCGCCTTTTCTATGATTTTTTCAGGAAGTTGTTTAAAAAGTTCGCTGTTTTCTCTCGTTTTCTTCATTTTTCTTTCAACTCTTTACAATCCATTTGCAACCATTGTCTTTTATTCTCTAAGTCAAACGGAACATTTAACATCTTTAGCTTTCTTCCTCTATATAAAATCATATCTGTATATTCTATATCTTCACGATACCTAATGATAATTCTATAATCTAATTCATTAACAACTTCATTATATCCGTTGAATATTTTTGACGATAACGGCAATACTTTTGCAAATCCTTCCCATCTGACAACAGGAATTTTTGATTTAATATAATTTCCTTCTTCATCTTCATATTCTTCAAAATATACAATCTGTATCTTTTCACGCAATTCATCAACTGACATATTTTTATAATTCGTTCCTGAAAATCTCATTTTGCATCACCTGACATTTGAATATGTGTAAGCAAATTTGTTATTGAATAAGGAACTTCATTAACAGAATTACTTGTAACAGCTTGTCTATTTTCATAAAAATGAAGTGTTAAAATCTTTAAAAGTAAAATGGATAACGAATCATTATCATCAAAAGCTTTTCCTGTACTTTGTTCAATATATTTTTTACTTGCTTCAATAATTTCATAAATTAATTCATCATCTTCATTGTAATCAATTCGTGCATAATTTTTAAATTCTTCTATTGTCATTTCATCACCTCATTAAAAAGGGAAGGTTTCACCCTTCCCCCACTAAAACAAGGTTTACGCTTTTTTAACAAGCAATACAAGAGAATCTGCATTAACAACTTTACCGTCAGCAATCAATGTTGCTTTAGTGATGTTTTCATCTGTATTTTCATCAAAATAGCGTCTTACACCAATATCGTAATTTGTATTAAGTACATAATCAGACATATTAAACGCAAATGCAAATGCCTTGCCTGCTTCAACTGATGGCATAGCATCAGAAAGTACAACAGTACGACCTAAAAGCTGTCGTTCAGGTTTTCCGTCAAGTCCATAAGATACACGCGCCACAGGCTGCCCAGCTGTATCAGTCATGCCCACAAACTGCATGAAAGTCTGTTTATTCATCACATAAACAGCAGTAGAATCATAAGCAGTTGGAATCTGACCTTCCGCTTCCGCCAATGTTTTATAATCAAACTTTGTAAACTCTACTTTCTTTGTATTTTCATCAGCTTCGCCATGTGTCAAAATACCTTCAGGCTTTCCGTTGCCGTCACCTGCAACAACAGCGGTTTCAAGTGCCTTAATCATTGCTTTGCTAACGCTATTTACAATAAAGTTTTCAAAAGCAGAAATGGAACGAACGCCAAGTTCAAGAGAAGTTGCAACGCGACATTGCAATTTATAACCGCCGAATACAACATTAGCAAT